GCCTTGATGGATCAGGACCGTTCCCGCTTGGGTTCCGATCATCCAAACTGACAAAGCGGCAGATGAGCGATCTCATTGAGGTCATATATGAATACGGATCTCGGCATGGCGTCGAGTGGTCCGAATAGGAGGAAAGACAATGGAAGCCGAACAATTGAAGGCGTTTATTGAACGCATCGAAGCCCAGAACGAGCGCATCGCAGAGGAAACCGAGGTGCGGAAGGAAATCTTCGCAGAGGCCAATTCGATGGGATACTGCGTCAAGACCATGCGCCGCATCATCCAGCTTCGTCAGCGGCAGGCAGATGAACGGGCAGAGGCAGATGCCATTGAAGCGCTGTATCGCGAGGCTCTTGGGCTATGAAATGGCAACCGATAGAGACGGCACCGAGGGATGGCACTAGCGTTTTAGGATATTGGCGTATTGAGGCAGGCATCACTGATTATATCCAGCCAATTCGCTATTTTAATGGCGCTTGGTTGCACGATTGGGACCATAGCGAACAAGTTTTTGCCACCCACTGGATGCCACTACCCGAACGCCCGGAGACAACATGAACTGGATACTGCGCATCTTCATGGCCCCTGTAGCCCGCCGCAGGCTCGCTGTGCTGTATCAGGAGCGGGATAACCTGTCCGCAGCGATACAGAGGGCCAGAAAGGCAAAGAAGGCTGTCAGCGGGCTTCAGGAGGCCGCACGGCGCAACACGGCTGAGTGTATGCGGTGGGAACAGTGGACCTGACCGGGCGTGGCCCTCTCGGCTTGAAGCAACCAAAGCCGGAACGAGGCACAGCGAAGGCGCGGGCGCACATTGCCCGCGTCAAGCAATTGCCATGCGTAATCTGTCAGAAACCCGGCCCGTCAGATGCGCATCATGTCATCTGTGACCGATACGGCACTGCGAAGGCCAGCGACCTAGAGGTCATCCCGCTCTGCAAATCCTGTCACCAGCACGGGCCGAAAGCGATCCACAACAACAAGCGGGCATGGGTGGAGCGGAACGGGCCGGATTATGACTATCTGCCCATCGTGGAAAAGATGCTTCAGTCCTCGAATATGTGAGCGGCATCACGGCCCAGAAATCTTGACCCGCTGAACCTCCCCGAAGTCTCGATGGTAGGTGATAGCCTGTAGCTGTGACCGGGCTGTATATGCGTGGCTGACGGCGTATGAATCACGGGCCGTGACGGCGCGCAATTGCTCCCATGTGACGCCGCCTATGTCTGCGCTTTTGTGGTGATGCAGATGGCCCGTCCACAAATAGCGGTGACGCGTCCTGCCCCAAGCCTCTGAATATTCGTCGGCCAGAAACATGACCATTCGCTCGGCCTTGCTCTTGTCGCCGTGATGCGCTGCAATCAAGCACTTGCCAAATTCATGCGTGAAAAACTCACCCGGAACCTTCTGCACATCAACGCGCGGATCATCCCTATACCGCTCTGCCAGCGCGAACATGACGGCCATATAGCTTGTCAGGTTATGGTTTCCGGGCAGAATGCGGACAATGACCCGATTGTGCTTTGCACGCGCCAAATCAATCGACGTTGCAACGGCGTAGATGGTCAGATCCAGCGTCTTGAAGTGCCGCGTATCGACATCAAGGACATGCTTTGACCGGGGTGTCATATTGGTCTGGTCATCGGCGTGCATCAAGTCGCCAACATCCAAGATGATTGCAGTTTCGCTGTCCGGGGATGATGCAACAGCCCGACCCACCCACGATGTCACGCGGTCAACGGCTGTCTTGGTATTGTAATCCTCGCCAGTTTCCTCGCCCCATGCCATCATCCCGATGTGCACGTCAGCCAGCGGATATATCGTCATCAGATCTTCTAAGGCGTGCTGGGGGGCGGCAACTTCAGGCGCGGGGGGAATGTCAGTAAAAGCGTCCCTGATCCGCTCCAGCATGTCATCCCGCAGTTCCGTTTCGTCAACAGACCAGCGAGTTGTCCCGACCTTTTTACCGTCGGCATCGTAGTCGTGTATCCAGCCGCCACGCGCCTCACTGGGCTTCAGCTTGGCCCTGTCAACGACATTCCGCGCACCCTCTGAAAGATGGAACCCGTGCAGCTTGGCAGCGCGAAGACGATGGTCAAATGTGCTGCGAGATATGCCGAGAAGTTCATATGCGCCTTTCATCGAATAATCGGCTTGGACATATGCATCCCAAGCCTCGCGCATTTTCTCTTCGGTCAGCTTAGGCGTAGGCATTACGAACAAAACTCCCGATATATCTCATTCTCTGCCACGATCTGCGCCAGAAGCCGTCTGTCGTTGTCGGCCAGCCAGTTGATCGTCTCGGCAGAGGTAAAATATTTCGGGCGGGCAATGTCGCAGAAGTCGCCTTCAGTCGCCTTTACGCAGCCACTCAGAGGCACGATCAACAAGATAGGGATCAGTTTCCACATCGTCTTGTATCCTTCCGGCTTTCTTCATTGCATCAACGCGGGCATTTGCACGCTCGCGCTCGATGTCCCTGCGTTCACTCTGGCGGATCATTCGAATGATGTGCCAAGCAGCAGCAGCGCCAACGGCCAGAGCGGCGAGGTATAGGCGCAGCCGGGAGATCACCGGGAACGCTTCCACAGGACGTAGCAGATCAACGCAGCGGCCACGCAGACAGCCACAAGCTGCGCAGTGGGTGCAAGGTTGCCCAGAAGCGAACCCGCCAGCGGGGCGTGCTCCACAGCGGCTGCCACGGCCCCTGCAACGCCTGCACCTGCCACAGCCTGCGCCTGCTTGTCCTCGGACAGCTTCTCAGGCTGACGGGGCGGCTCAATGGGCCAGTCGGTTGCCGTCTTGGGCCAAGGCGTTCCCCAGCTACGCGCAGCGCCAGTGTCGATGTGCATGAACCCGCTCTTGGGGTAATACCCAAACCCGGTGAATCCGATCTTTCGGGCCGCTGCCTCGAACTCATGCGGATCGTGATTGTCCATCCGAACATCGAAAGCGTCGCCCTGCATGTGGCGACTGTTCTTGGCCCCACCGACGCGGGTATTGTGCGACCGGGATCGGTAGGCCGATGTGAGGATCAGAGGCTTGCCCAGAGCGCTCCTGAGCGCCTGTAGCTTGTCCAGCGCGTGATCGTCCACAAGCAACTCACCCGTGCCCTTGCAGGCGATCTCACGCGGCGAGAACGATGGCCAGCGCCACTCATGCGCAGGTAAGTCGCGGAAATGGGCGTAGCGCTTTTTCATGTCACTTCCTCAGTGCAGACTCAATCGTGTCCAACTTCTCAAAGACGCGCTTGAAGTTGTCGCGCATCTCTTTGAACTCCCGGTCGTGGGCCTCTTTGTTTGCCGATGTCGTGGCCTTGATCACCTCAATGTCCGTGCTTTGCTTGTTTACACGATTGTGCAGAACCCACACAAAGGCAGCGACGGGTGCCACCACCCATTGCATCAAGAGATCAAGTGTTTCCATAGCGGGCCTCATAGCGAAAGATTGAGCAGCGATTTCATTCTACACAACCTACAGTTCCATTGGAATGCTTTGCAGACCCATAGCTGCGAGAGCCTCTGGACCCTTCATGCCGATGACTGCCACCAGCTTATCTGCACCGACTTTGGGGACAGGGTTGCTTGGGACTTCACCAGTCTCAAAGTCAGGTTGTGCAGGTTGCCAGATGACCAGACGATCCTGCGCACGACGAGCACCAGCGAGGTTCACGACGTAGGGTGCCCCATATTCGCCAGTCTCCTCGTCCAAGGTGCCTACGTCAGCGGCAGGACGTTCCACCGGACCCATCGTAGTAACCGTGGCGATCCAGCCTGTAGAAGCCTCGAAGCTACTGATGTGGTAGATGTTACCAGCAGCGTCTTGGTATTGGGCCGAGAAGGAGTTTTCCCATTCGGCAGGGGTGTAGCCGTTGATCCAGCCAAGAGCCACTGCAAGGTCACGGGTGTCGTCCAGTTCCTCTGCGGGGGTTGCGATGGTCAGTCTCATGGCAGTGTCACCCCGCTGCGTGTGGCTAGGTAGGCTTCGGTGTTGGTGATTTCGCCTGTGGTGAGGATGGGACCGAAGCGGAAAACAAGGGCATACATCTCGCCATTAAAGAAAGACCCCGTCAGCCCACGACTGCCTATGTACATTGGTAAGGTTCCAAAATTGCCAGAACTACCTGAGCCAGACAGAGAAATTCCAGCTTCGCTGCCGTTTATTCTCGCTGAAATCTCAGTCGATGCGGCCCTATCTATTTCGGCCACCATAACAACGGTGTTTGGTGGATAATCTGTTGAGATCGTAGCTGTAGTCGCAACGCTCGGAGAATCATACGTCGAAACAAACATGCGGTTCGATACGTTTGTGTTTTGTGTCCAACTAAAGCTGCCCGCATAGCCGTTAGCAGAGCCACCAAACTCCATAACTATTGGGTACTGGACAGTTCCTATGCGGGCAATGCCAGCAAGTACTTGAGCCTTATCCGTCCCAGCTTCGATGGGGGCAGTCACCATACCGTCATTCGCCCCATCAAACGACAGATACTCCAGCGAGGTAACGCCCGCCTCTGTGATGTCGTAGGAGGTTACTACCTTCTGATAGTCGGTGGCGGTGGAGCCAGCATCTAACTGAGCGCCCCAGACAAGAATGTCAGCAGTTTCGTCATTGCCAGCACCATCAATCAGAAGAACACTAGAATTGGGTGTTGTTGTTGCTGCGGATACCGTAACGGAAAACCTCTGCCACTCTCCAGTGACGACATGATTTGAGTCCGTGGAAAAAATCCGCAAACCAACATTCTGTGTGCCAGACCCGCTGTAAGTTTTCATCCAAGCTGAGAATGTATAGATTGCATTTGGTAATGGTGTGGCGGTGAAATCTTGACGAATTCTTGAAAATGTCCCGCCCGTTTTGTTCAATTGGATACGGTCAGCAGTAAGATCGCCATTAGGATCAAGACCTTGATCAGCCGTTACAACAGGGTTTGTCGCCCCACTGTTATCCAGAATCCAAACCGCATCATCAAACTCCTCAGTCCTCTCCAGCTGGTTCCTACGCCCAGTCTCAGGCACACGCGCAAGGATAGGACGAGAGGCGAGGGTGGTCTGGGTGGCGTGGTTGCCGGGGAGCCAAGAGACTGTCTGGCCTGTGGTGATCTTCTGGTAGGCTGTGGCTGTGGAGCCTACTGCAATTTGTGATTTCCTGCATTTTACTTTACGGGATGTTCCCGTGAATGATACGGGTGACCCAACCGTCGAAAATCCCGATGTAGAGGAGGCGGTAAACACATTAAAAAGCCATGTTCCAGAAGCCCCAGCGTCAAACACCATGTTCGCACGGCAAATGTTTCCATCAAGGGGTTCAACGCCACTAGACACAATAGAAGTGCTACCACCGACATCTGTAGCTACAACTTCTTTATTGATTAAATCGATTCTGATAGATGCCCACTCATTGTTTGTGCTTATATAGGCGACCAAGTGTATGAATTGACAGTCTACATATTCAAAATCAAGGGAAAGTTCGTATGTAACCGCTGAAAGGCTAAACCCAGCATCAAACAATCTATGAAAGGAACTGGCGCTAGTGTTCTCCGTAAATTCTGCCCAGCCATCAGCCCTGACTACAGCCCCGTTTTGGACGCTTGAAAACTCAGCCAACTCTTCTGTGTCGGTAAACAGGTTCCTTCTCGCCTCAATCGTAGCCCCTTGGGACTTATCAATCAGGTGAGCAACAGGCTGGCCGTAGGTGGCGAAGGTGTAACCCTCAAGGTCAGTGAACGTTGTAGTAGTCGAAGGCTCATACCATGCACCCTCCTCGCCAGAAGCAAAGAGAGACGCGGGGGAGAAGGGGGCTTCTCCACCACCACCACGAGCCAAAATAGTCGTGGACCACAGGTTAAGCCCTAGGCTGATCATGTGCAGATCCCTTTAGTAGATTGCAACGATAGCCGTCGCCGTCGTGTCGGTCAAAAAGACCCGCGTTGCCCGCACAGGAAGCACGCTGCCCGCCTGAACGCCTGTAAACGTCACAGTGGAGCCAGCAGCCGTGACAACCTTTACGTTGCCTGCGCCGCCCACATAGAGCGCACGGTCATTCCCTATGTGTCCAGTGTCAGACGGTGTTACTGCCGTTGCGTCGTATCCGGGATCTCCAGCCAAGATGTTCGCCATTCTCAATATCGCCCTTCCCACACCCGCAGATGTGAATTGTTGCTGTCGTTCAGTTCACGCGCCACGACTTCCCGCATCGCATGACTGTCATTCGGGTTCACACCCCACTTCTTGGCCCACTCAGCCCAGAGTTTCATCGGAACCAGCCCGACGAGTTTTGACTCCCCTAGGCCGTCCACGCCCGCGCTTTTGAGTGACTTGGCCCGCTCCAGAACTGGGTTGAAGTCGTGCGTCTCCTGCACGATCAGCTTCCCCTCGTCCTCGAATACTCGTTCCGCGATTTTCGTCATCTACAGCCTCAAAGGTCAGGTGCGGATAGGCCATTCTCATAACCTCTGCCGCTTCAGGGGGCATTCGCAATATTGTCCCGCGACGATAAACGACACCGCCCCGGAATATTCCGTCACATGTTACACGATATTCAGCCATTGCGAAATAGGGGAGGACCGTGAAGCCCTCCCCCTTGTTTCTTACGACGTGCTGTTGTCGAAGATGCCGCCGGAAGACGCTTCGTTGCGGCAGATCAGGGTCAGTTCGGTCAGAACCTGACGCTTCTCGTTGTCGCCCGTCTTGGCAAGTTCTTCGTTCTTCGTCGCGCGCAGAACACCAACGCCCCACATGTCATCCTGCATGATGAACACGTCACGGCCACGGTTTTCGCGGGTCGGCTTGAACTCAACGGTTCCCCACGGGGTTACATAGACGGCCATGTGCTTGATGACCTTCTCTGCTTCCGCAGTGATGTTGGAGCGCTGATTATTGTTGCCGGTGAACGAAAGCGCGATGTTCATCTGGTAGGCCGACAGGTAAACCGAATCCGGCTTGCCGCCAGCAGTCCAGATCGACTGCATCACGCCGTCGAACTTGGGCTGCGAGAACGCGGTCAGCGCAGTGGTTTCGTCCGTGCGTGCGTCGGTGCCGTCACCAGTCGGATCTGCACCTTCGTTTGCACCAAACACGGTGTTCGTGAACAGCCATGCGGGTGCGCCTGCCAGACGGCGTGCAGCACTGGACGAGCCAGCAGCGCGAGCCTGATTGGCGAACAGTGCCTTTTCGATGTCCAGCTTCTGCTCTTTGGCGATCTTCAGAACCTGATAGGCCATCTCACGGGCGCGGCCTGCTTTGTTCAGACCCTGATCGGTGCCGGGAATGACAACCGCGTTCTTGAAGATTTGCGTATACGAGCCCAAGCGGCTGGTGACGGCACGGGCTTCAGCAATGGTGTCATCGCCTTCAATGTGTGCGTTGTCAGCCGATGCACGCAGCGAGTCGGTCTGCCATTCGTGGAAAGTGTTGGTCGCCTTGCCCTTGGCGCACGCAGTGTAGAACGGCGTTTCTTCGGGGGAGATATTGTAGATTACATCCGAAAGATCCTCGCGGATGCCTTTTACGTCGTAGGAGTCAAGGGTATTGGTTGGCTGTGCCATGTGTTCACCTCATGCGGTTTGCTATTCGAGCAAGAAATCAATGAAAGACTCAGGCTTTCCCGATTTCTTTGCGGCTTGCATTTTCCGTTGCTGAACGATCTTCTGCGGCTCAGAACGACGCGGTTTCGGCTTCACATTACGCGGGGACTCTGGCTTCTTCTTAGCCTTTGCCGTGCCGCTCTGAAGCTGACGGAACCGATACGCATCATAGAGGATGTCCACATATGCTGCGTTGGTCGTGGCTTGCAGTTCTTCAGCGGACAGCCCTTTGCTCATGCCGTAATCCAGCAGTTCCTTCTTGAGATTTGCCGCCTTTTCCGGGTTGGCAAACTCAGGAATGCGTTGGACCAGCGCCTTGACTTGCTCCTGCAATTGCACCTGTCTGGCGCTCTCTTGCAGTTGCTGGGCGCGCGCTTGCTCCATCTGGATCTGGCGCTGCTGGCCTTGGAACTCCTGCATCTTAACGTCGTAAGCTGCTTTCTCCTGCATGTAGCCGATTGGATCATTTTCCATCATAGACATGTCAGGAGCCTTGGGGGGCGTCACGATACCTTGCTGCTGCATTTGCTGCACCGTCGCAAGGAATTGCTGTCGTTCAGATTGAAGGGTCTGATACAGGCCTTCGGCTTGTTTCCGCACCTCTGCGGCCTGCTGCATTCCCTTCTGGACTTTTTGTTGGCCCGAATAGCCCCGCTTTAGCTCGTCAAGGGTGACCTCGCGCTCCTCACCGTCAACTTTGACTTTGTGGAGTTTGGGTTTCTCGTCGGCGTCGGTGTCTTCGTCCTCATCGTCCTCGTCAGAATCCGGCTCTTCGCCTTCATCCTCGTCCTCGTCGGTATCGATTTCTTCAACCTCTACCTCGTCGGTTTCAACCTCATCCGTCTCCACCTCATCGGTTTCGATTTCTTCGGTTTGTTCAGGCTCAATATCCAAAAGGCTATTGACGGCCTGTTCCATCGTATCAGTCGCTTCCACGGTGCTGATCCTTTTTGTCCTGAACGGCCTCGGCGTCTAATCTCGCTTGGAGGGCGTCTAGGATAATCTGCGTTGCGCGGACCCTCATATGAGCGTCTGCAAGTTCATCAATACCACAATTCGAATTCAGGAAAAAGGCTGTCGCATCTTCCCTGATTTCTTGAATTACGGATTGGAACACCTCGTCAGACAATAGCCGACGTGCTTCCCCTGCGCGCTGCTTTACGAGGCTCAAAACATTTCCCCGAATTGACGCGGCATTGCTTGTTCCTGACGGACGCGGGCAACATCAACGCTTGTGCCATATTGACCGAGAATCTTGGCCGCATCGACTAGCAAGTTCTGTGCCATTTCGTCCCGCTTCAGGTCATCGCTTGCTGCCATCTCCATCAATTTGCGCTGATGCTCCATAGCGGCCTTCTGCATGTCAACCTGCGCACGGGTCTGGGCCTTCATCTGCTCCGCCTGCATGAATGCCATGTTCGGGTCAGACTGCGGCTGTTGCTGGCCCTGTGCTGCCTGCTGCGCCTGCATAAGCAACTGCTGCTCCATCTGCGGGTTCATCGGGTTGTAATACCGATCCGCATTGTGAATGCCGGACATGCCGAGAAGATCAGCGAGCGTGTTGCGCATCTGCGTCATGCTGACCAGACCATTCGTCGGGCCATATGTCTGCCAAATCTGCATCTGCGTCTGCAAGGTGGTTTGCAGCATCATCATACGCTCTTCGCGGGCGTTGTTGCCCAGACCGACATTCGTGACCAGATCCAGATCATTCGTCCAGCTACGCGGATCAACCGGGACAAACTGCCCGTCCAGACGCATCATCTCGCCGGGGTTCGGGTTTGCCCGTGCGATTTGCGCAATGAGGCGGAACATCTGCTTCATCCCGCCTTCAGCAAGGTTGCGGGCGATCAGTTCAGAGACTGCCGTAGCGGCCTGCACAGCGGCATTGACGCCTGCGGCTGTCTGGGACTGCAAGGCATCAGCATCAAGCCCCATAGCGGCCCCAGAGACGCCTGTCTTGGCCCTGATGGCCTCGTCGTAGTATTGCATCGCCGGAAGCGCCGAGACAGCCGCGTTGCCGATCTGAAACTCACGGACGGCGTTGATGTCCTTCATCCGCACGATGCCGCCGATTTCGTTGTTCAGCAGGTCGTCAAGATTTGCACGACCCTCCAAGACACCGAGGCGCGGGTTGTTCATCATTGCGATGTTGTCGAGCAGGCCACGCAGCATAGATGTAGCGGCGTCCTGATCGTCCTGCACAATCTCTGCCAGTGAACGACCAAAGAATGTGTGCGGCTCTGGGTCCACCTCAAATACTGCAAACGGCACATAGTCGCACAGTTCGTATTCCAGAACCTCGTAGTCGTTGCCCGCGCAAATGAACTTATACAGCTTGGGAACGCCCAGCCCCTCAATGTCCATCTTCATGTAGGCTTCGGTGAACTGCACTTTCCGCATTGACGGGTCGTTGGGGTGTTCGTCCTCTGACGTGTCATCCCAGCCACGGCGGGCCAGTTCTTCCTCGTCGTCAACGGTGCCATCGGCAGCCCCAGACAGTTCGTAGACCGTCTCAAAGTCGTAGCCCATAGCAACCAGATCACCGACGCGGGCCTCTGACGTGTGGCCGCAGACGTAGCAGTCCTCAATGCTGACGGCCATGCGGTCAACGAAGAAGTCCTCCGGGGCCACGGCTTCGATCTTGATCTGGCCCTTCAGGCTCTCACGGGCCACGCGCACCTTGTAGGTCGCCATCTGCGGCTGAATGACCATGCCCATCGGGTCAACCACTGCCTCGGCAATGATCGTTTCCTCACGGTCGATGATTTCAACCTCTGGATCGGCTTCGACAAGCTGCAACTGCTCTGGCGTCAGGTCGCTGTATTCATCAATCTCCAGATCCGGCACTTCGTCGTAGTAGACTTTGACGATGCCAGTCTTTTTGATCAGTGCGTCGTGAATGGCGCTGTGCAGCACCCGGAAGCCGTTGTTCCGCTCAAAGACATACTTGGCATATTTGGTGGCCTGATCGGCACCCTGCACAGCCTGTGGTGTCGTCGGGATGAACTCAACAGGCTTGTCGGATTGCAGGAACACCCGCATCAGGGCAGGCTTGATGGCCCGGATGGTGTCACGCACCTTGGTTGCCACAACCTTGGAACGGCCTTCCTCGTGTTCAACCTTGGTGCCGCCGTCAAAGTATTTCTGCGACTCGATCCGATCCGGGGCGACTTCGCTTTCGACGAAATCAACAGCCTCGCGCACTGCGCTGGTGACAGTGCTCTGGATTTCCGTGTCCGTTAGGCGTTTCGGTTTCATGTCCGCTCCTTATTGGCCGTATTGAGTGGCCGTAGCGCGGCCAGCCGAAGGTGCCATGCTCGTTGCCAATGCGCTGGAAACAAGCCGCGCCAGCATGTCTGTCTGCGCGGCGGTAAGCCGCTGGCCCTGCATTGCAGCATCCAGAGCACGCAACGCGATCTGTGCATCTTGCCCACGCGATTGAGTAAGCGCTTTTGCCAAGTCTTGATAGATGCGCTGACGTTGTTGCGTGGTAAACTCGTCAGTGTATCCTGTCACTGCCTGAACCAAGCGCTTGGTCGTGTTGATTGGCTCACCGCGCAATGCCTCGCCAACTGCACCCGGCTGCGTCATCTGCTCGATGTCACCCTGCGCAGCCTGACGGATGGCGGTGCGAGAGTTTGCCGCCATAGCTGCCCGCGTTTCCGCTGCAACGCTAGCCTCATCCAGCATCTTGAAGATGTCATCTGCATCAGAGCCGAGAACGCGGCGGATCTTCTCGCGGGCGTTGTCGCTGCTCATTTCGCGCAAAGTCGCAACGGCCTGACGTGCGTCAATGTTCGGATCGCTTGGAATGCGGCGAACATCACCGACAACCTGATCAATCCGGGTGCGAAGGCCGCGTTTGGCCGCTTCAATCTGTGCATCAGACGGGTTTGCACCCATTTCAAGGCGGACATCCTCAATGCGAGTGCGGGGGCTGAGAAGCCGCTCACCGAACTCATATGCGTTACGTTCTTGGATCGTGTCGCCGCCGACCTTTACCGCCTGCGCATATGTGCCTTGGCTTCCGCCAGTCGCCTCGATCAAGGCATCTCGAAGATCCGCCGCCTGCCGCGCATAACGAAGGCTCTGTTGCGTCTCCACGGGGACAGCGCCTTCAAAGTTGCGCGCGTTACGCGAAAGCTGGTTCAGCGCTTTTTTCATCTCATCGATCTGGCGCACGTTCGGCATTTCAACAAACTGCACGCTTCCGTCGGGTGCAATCTGCGCCATTATCTGCTGGTTGCTAAGCCCGCGATCCGCCATTTCTGCATTGGCTTCGCTCACGGCCTGCATCAACACATTCGGCTCAATGCGCTGACGGATGATGCTTTCGATCTGCTGACCGGGCTGCGCAGAATAGTCAATCGGCGTTCTATACGCTTGATCGTAAAGGTTGCCGCGTTGCGTTTGTGTGCGCTGCATGATTTCAGACACAGCAGTCACCGGGCCTTCAGCGGGCTGGCCGAGAAGCCCCGTCAGTCCAGTCTCAAGATTTTCCTGCGTGCGAACCATGCGTTCATCAATAGGCGCGCGTGCCGCAGCGGATCCAGCCGGGCCAGACGATGCGACAGCATCAAGCAGAGCCTGTGCAGCGGGGCCAGCATCTGCAATCATGCCCTCATTGCCTGCCTGCTGAAGCCGCTGCATTGCCGCGTTCATGTCGCCGCCCATCTCAAACGTATTCTTGAGAACACGGGCCGCATTGGGCGAAATGCCAAACGTCGCCGCAATCTTGGCAATGTCGCTGCGCCGAAACAGGGAGATGACGTTGCGCGCCCCTGCCTCAACGAGAGGCGTAGCGCCGCCAAGAAGGCCGCCCGTCAGCGCACCGAACCCTGCCCCTGTCTGCGCCTCAGAAATACGCTCCTGCGGCGTCACGCCCTCGCCAGAGCCGTATATGCCACCTTCAATGCCGCCAAGAGTCGCCCCAGCAACAGCACCACGTCCGATCTGTGCAGCCCGTGAACCTGTGCCAAGGACAGTCCCCATCGCGCTCGTCAGAGCCTGCGGAGCCATTACAGCAGTAGGCGCGGCAGCAGTAATGCCGCCTGCAACATTCAGGGCAAGGGTTTCACCCGGACGTTGACGCTGCATGGCACCGGAAAGCGCGCGCGCACCCGTAGCAGCCTCTGGTCCAAGCGCTGCCCCCAAAGCCTCATCAAGTCTTGATCCAGCGAATGGAACCCCGCGCACAAATTCACCAGCACGAGCAGCAACGGGATATTGCTCAATCAGGCCGCGCTCAATTCCGCCGCGAGACACTTCTCCAGCCGTCATGCCTGACATAACCTGCTCAACCGCTTTCGGGTCGGTGGAACTATACCCCGGCGAAACAACATATCGCTGACCATTGGGGCGCTCGAAAACGCGGGTTGTTCCCTGCCGCGCAATGATCCGAGGGATCGCCGCGATGTCAGCATCTTGTGCCTTGCGCGCGGCTTCTTCTTTGCTTGAAGCCCGAACCTCAAACTGCACGCCGTCGCGGGTGACGGGATATACTTTGTCAGCCATCAGTAAGGATCTCCAACCACTACGCCGCCAATGCTTGTTTCTTCTGGCACATTTTCACCAGCCGCGCGCCTCCGCCCACGGTCAACAATGTCGCGCAACGCTTTAAGCGATTCCTTGAACGCAGGGCCACTCTGCGCCCTATTCAGGTTAGCAATCGCATTCTGCGCCGCGATACCTTCCCGCTCAGTAATCGCACCGCCGCCCTTCAGGCTTTCAAACGCCTGCAAAAACGCTTGACCCTGAAGCTGCTCAATCCGCGTAACCAAATCAGTGCCAGCTTGAGTCAATGCAGGCACCCTGCCTTGGAACATCCCGGTAACGCTTTCAAGGTTGGGGCTGTTGAGAACGCTGTCAATCAACCGAAGGCTGTCTTGAGCCGTAGCGGCTGCCGCTTCTTGTTGCCCAGCGCGCGTTTCTGCTTGGGCAGCGACTGGACCGCCCGCAATAGGCTCAAACCGATACGTCTTGGTCTGAGGGTCTTGAACAGCCTGATAACCCGGCGGGATGGTTCCAATTGTTGGCGCGCCCGGAAAATTGACGTTTACGCCACCACCAAATGCGCGCTCAATTGCCTGATCCTGCGGAATGTTTTGAGAAATCAAAAACTCATAATTTCGCTGCGCAGCCGTAGCTTCTTGACCGCCGCCCCTAGCTAGCGTCATCGCCTCTGCGCCCGTAATAGCACCGCTGCGCACACCATCTGCCAACTGAGCAAGCCCTTGGCTCTCCAGCCATGCTGCCGTGGCGTTCCGCTGCTGCGCTGTCTGTGCGCTCTCACGACGGCCCTTGATCCGCTCCTGCGCTGATTGGATCAACGCCTGATTGGGGTTGAGCGTCATGCCAGAGAAGCCGATGGCCAGCGTGTCCAGCAGGTTTGCCGTCTCAGGGCGCTGAAAGAACGGGAGTTTTTCAGGCTCTTGGCCTTGGGTCGACACCGTGGGTGTGGCGAGAAGTCCTTGCGGCTGCATATTGCCTCCTTGCGGCGCATTTGCGCCATAGTATGCCTCACGCAACCATTCAGGTGCATTTGCGCTTTTGCCTCCTGCGCCCCAAACGGAAGGCGCACCGAAGCCAATGTGCATAGAACCCGGCTGCATGTAATTTGGGCCAGCGCCAAAGCCTGTCAGCCCGCTTTGTCTGCCACGCCGCACAATTTCAGAAAAAACTGGCTGGTCCTCTGGATTGGCCCAATCGAGCCGACGCCCGTCTTTGTAAAAGAAAACATCAGCAGCCCCCCCAGAATCATGGCGTGTCGATCCAACACGGGGCTGTCCGCTGCCTATAAGCGGCTGACCACCTGAGAACACTTCCGCTTGAACACCAAGTTCAGGCAAAAACCCAAGCGCAGAAACCAAATCCTCCGACAGAGGCATGTTTCTTGTTGCGCCAGTGTTTGCATAGCGGATGTAATCCATCAGAGTTGCAGCCCGCCGTAGTTGACCCGCAGGTAGCCGTCAGAGCCGCGCATGACGAGGTGCGGGTGCGTCTCCATCAGTTCATCAGCCATGACGCCGACCGTAGGCTGGTCAGGGCTGGCAATGCGCTTGCCCTCCTCGTTCCAGTCCCAAGAATACAGCTTGATGCCGTTGCGCTCACCGATGGGGCGGACGTTGGTTTTCAAACGCGCGTCTGATAGAGCGGCGAACCCGCCAGCCTTTGCAATCTCTCCAAGCCCGCCAAGAGTGCTTGCCCCAAGACCGAGGAAGTCAAACAGACCCGGCTGTCTTGTTTGGGTTGAAGACTGCTGCCCCATGTTCGCAGCCCCCAGAGCCGCCATAGGAAGCCCCAGAGACGCCTGTGGAGCGCCAGTGAAGCCGCCATACTGCGCCCGTGCCGCGTCGATGATCTGCTGCTGTAGAGCCTGCTGCATTGCCCCCTGCTGCATCTGCTGCTGGTTGATGCCCATGCCCATGCCAAAGCCAGTCTGGGCGAGGTTGCCAAGCTGACCCGCCGCCTGAAGGCCGATGCCCTGCTGGTTCTGTGCAGCCTGAAGCGCGGTGTTGAAACCAGTCTGACGCTGTTGTGCCGCCATGTCGCCAGCCATCCGGGCATATTCGCCGCCGAGGACGCCTTCAGCCACGCCGTGACGTGAGCCGCCGAATGCCCCAGCCGCGCCAGCCTGTGCGCCGAGTTGGTTCATCGCCATTTCACGCTGACGGGCAATGTCCTGCTCTGTGCGCTGGATGACCTGCTGCGTGTAGGGGTTCTGGAACTGGCCGATGTTTGGCCCCATGCCGGAAGCGATTGTGCCTTGACCTGCCATCTGCAAGCCTTGTGCCGCCTGCCCGAAGACATTGGGCTGCGTGTTCGCTGGATTTGATGCGCCTGCCATGTGTGTCTCCTTACGGCCCGTAGTTTTCAATGTCTGGACGGACAGGCTGAATAGGTGCAGGCACTGCAACAGGCTGCTGCGCGCCGCTCATGTAAACACCACCCGGAGCCGCGCCTGTCTGCTGGTTGATAAACGGTGCCTGCCGCGCAGCATACTGGCCGGGAGCCGCCGCCTGTAGATTAGCCAACGCCTGCTCATACAGCGGATACGACGAATAGCCCTGAATGCCGCCTGCGAACTGCTGCGGCTGAGGTATTCCAGCCAGTGGGTCGCCACCGCCAAGTCCAAAGGCAGACGCCGCCGATCCAGTTCCCTGCATCGCTGCCAACTGCATCGGAGAGAACCCAGCCACGTCAGCCCCCATGTAGGGAATGAAATCTAGCTGAGAAATGCCTTCAGCCTTGGCAATGTTCCGCTTCGCAGCATCTTCAAGCCACGCAGGGATTTCAACCGAGGTTGTTTGACTTCCGCCTTTGCCGCCAGACATGGCAAACTCCTTTGAATATCTGCTTGCAAAGTATCATAAAGGCCACTTTGCAGCAAGTTGACTAAATGGGCATCCCCATGACGTAAAACTGCGGTTCCCATCCGTGCCGAGATAGAACCCGCATCCATCCTTTGCGTCCCGCCACTGTGAAGGCGGTGCATCCTTGAGCCTGTCCCCAAGCGATTGCACTGGGCATCATTTCGACCACCCCGCGCAGTTTGCCGCCCGCCAGAAAGCAGTGCAGCGTTTTCTTCCGTGGAAACACAACAACCTCAGTGATGGCAATTGTGTCGTCGTTGACCCAAGCCTGCATCCGGCCATCAATCACACCTTGAACCACGTCCTCGAACAGATGCGTTCCGCCGCTGTAGGCCAGTGCGGCCTCGATCTGCGGTCGATACGCTTCCAAGTCTATCATGCGCTGATCCGTGTGATGGACAACGACACCGATGGGGATGCAGGGGCATAAGCCGTTGCAGCAAATGCTTTCAGCGAACCGTCAGTGCGGTCTGTAGCCCACATGGCTTCCAAATAGTCATTAGCGCTTACCCGGAAGATTGCCCCCTTGGTGACTGTCTGCGCGGCTGTGTTGTCATGCAAACTGGCAAGGGTCGTCCCGGTCGGCACATCCACGCCATTGACCCTCGGCCAGAAGCGGAAGTTCACCTGTGACGCGCTCGTGCTGTAGATCTGCGCCGTGAAGCTGAGAAGATACAGCCCGCCCTCGTTGAAGATGACTCGGCTTTGGTTCGGTGACGCCCCCAGCGTGATGCCGTCAGAGTAGCCCGCTGCAGGCGCGTCGAACACAATCGGATAGGCCGTGTCAGCCGCTGCCGCCGTGATGTCGCTGTCCTGCGTCAGAAAAGCAAAGCCGTTGGCAATGACAAGCTGCCGCCATTCACCGTCCAGCGAGACAACGGGATACTTGTTTTCCCTGTCCCAGAGGATCGTCCCGTTCTCACTGGCCGGAGATCCGCTTGTCAGCGCCTCAAGCTGTGATCTGGTGCGGGCAAGGTATCGACGCAGGCTTTCACCCCACTGCCGAATGTCTCCACCAATGACGGGAACAGTCACCGCAGCCCCCTTGGTTTGGCGTCAATCCGCATGATGCCCACACGCCAGTCAGAGGCCGTGCCATTGATCCGCATTCTGATCTGACGCCCGGTGAAGCGCACGCTTGTCGGGTTGTCCATCGTATAGGGGCCGTAGCTGCGTTCCGTGTCGTTGGGGTAGAACCGCGTTTTGAACGTGGCCGTGACCTGCCCCTGCGTCGCCTCGTCGGGGATCAAGTGCGTCACGTTCATCACCTGATCGCCATTGCCAAGGCTGATCGGACCAGTCTCTGCATAGATGGAGCCGCCGCTGTAGTTGGTGCCGATCTCGTGCTCATACAGTTCATTCCCGGCGTCCATCATCATCGGATACTGGAACACGCCCCGGTCGATGCCAGAGGAGCGGGACAATTCGCCGATAGACCACCAATCTGCCTTGTAGTCATACATGACATAGCGGTCGCATTCGCTTGAACTGGACGATGGGTAGAACCACCAGATTTCGCCCTCGTTGCCGAGAGACATGGCCCAAGCCTTGCTGATGTTCGTGTTGTTGATGTCGCCAAAGACGTGATCCTGCACGAGGCAGTTCAATTCACGCACCGACGATCCATCGTAAAAGTAAAAAGCATTGCGGCCCATCCAAAACACGCCAGAATCAACAGATATGACAGCCTTTCGGGCAAGCAGGCCGCAAGCCGTGCCGACACGCTCAAACCCATAGACAAAAGGTGGGCCTTGGTAAGATGCGCTGTGCGCGTCAATGTCCGTCAGGATCAGCGTCTGGCCCCGTGTCCGCACCCCTGCCATGATCTGGCCAGATGTTTGCAGGATGATGTCCCCTGCCTCATTCGTGGCCGCTGGCGTCCACAGCGTGTTGTCCTCTCGGTCGCACCACTGCACCTTGCGCGGGTTGCCCCCTGCGCCCAGAGCGAACAGAAAGCGCTCCTCAGTCACAACGATGCCAAGATTGTCCACGGGGGCGTTCGCCACAGCCGCAGCATCGTTGGCCGTGTTAAGTTGCCATTCCCAGATCACTCCGTCCTGCGGGTTGCAAGCAATGAGGTATTCTCCGAAGTTATCAAGGCTCCACGTCGTGGCCTCTGAATAAATGCCGCTGGTGACAGCAGGTGAACCATAGAACCCCGTGCCATAGAACCCGCCGCCGTAGCCAGCGTTTAGTGTCGGGTTGACGTTACCCGCTGTCAGCGCTCCCGGCGTGATGTCTGTTGCCGTGTTGGCTGCGTTCATGATGTAAAGCGATGAAGCCTGCCCGCCTGCAAGCCAGCGGTTGCCGCTGTTGTCCTGCCAAGTGTGCATCCCGCGCGTGATACCAGTGAATGCATCGGCTTTACGCTCACGCCACCCGCCGACAGGACGCAGCGATCCATTGCGCCAGCGGACCAGAGACACGTCACGCCAGCGGTTGGCGCTTTCCAGATCAGTGCCGTTGCGGACAACGCCGGGCGGAAGATTAAGAGGCACTAGTGGCATGTATCAGACCTCAAATGACAAAAGCACGCAAATCATGGCGCATTAGATATTGTTTCCGCGTCCGACTTCGCACCATTGCGAAAGCAAACCATCGTATTGCAACAACAATCGATCTGCGATCCCATCCAAAGTGAAGTCAGCAGACCCTACCAGTCGGATCGTGTTTGACCCCGAAGACGAATGCTTAACAACGACGTCGCGCACATTTGTTGTGGTGTTGATCGTGATGGTTTGCCCATCCACGCCACCGTTGATCGTTAGCAAATCATCCGTTGACGCGCTGCTTTCCGTGTCCACGCGGACAATAGTCACATGCGGGCCGTTCAGCGTGATGGCATCGCTGGCAATCGTGTAACTGTAGCGCAGCGGAAACGACAGCAGGCTCGCGCGGTTGGTCGAGACGCCGGAAGTATCAGCAATAAGTCCGCTTGTCGTGCTAGTGACAGTTGTCGGGTTGACGTAGCGATCAAGGTTGATTGTGTTGCGTGCAGCGCCAGAACCAAACTCAGCAAACGGGCGGACCAAGCCGCTGTCGTTTTCAATGGTTGAAACATGCACGACGTTATCTGTATCGCCGGATCTGCAACGCACAGCGCTCTTGCCTGCGGCCAAGTTGTGGACTGCGATGTTGCGACCCGCGCAGCCGACGCTGTTAAGGTTGAAGTCCACCGCACTCAGGCCCGCGTTGTCCATGTCGATCACCAGATCACTGAACAGGTTGCCCTTCGCGTTCCCAAAAGCAATCCCAACGTCGCAGTCGAATACGTGAACACCAGACACGCGATTGCGGCAATGCGTGCCGCTTGTGTCGTAATTCCCCATCGCAATGCCAAATGTAGCGCCAGTTGCTCTGCCACCCTCAATAAACCCTTCTTGGCAGCTGTTCTTTAACTGCAGCGCGTAGCACGGCGAGCCAGACTTGCCGACGTTCAGCACTTGGCAATTGCGCAAGCCAGAGCGGAACAGGTCGGCCAAAAGAATGCCGTTGTTCGCCGCATCAAGCCCATCTGTGACGCAATCCTCAACGACGTTGTTTGTGTAGGTCAGCGATGCCGGGGATGTGTAGCCAATGATGGCGGTATTCTTGTAATTTGTCACGCGGCAGCGGCGAACCAACACGTTTGAGCAGTTATACCAAACAACCCCGTGATTGGCGTTGGTCGCAAACGACGAGAAACCGGCATCGATTTCAATGTTTTCAATGCGCCAATCATCGGCGGTGTGGATGGACACGACAGATCCAAAGTCTGCGGCGCGAATTAACTTTGCCCCGTCCTCACCGACAAGCGCCCAGTTTGTGGATGCTGTGTTAAGGGTGAGCGAAGACGTAATGCGATAGTTGCCTTTCGGGATGATGCCGATGCCGCCGTTTGCCTTCAGAACATCCAGCATCTTTTGCACTCCAGACGTATCGTCTGCCGAGTTATCCCCGAGCGCGCCGAAGGCCTTGACGTTGTAGCCCGCATTGCCCGGAAGCACATACAGCTTGACCCCGCCCGCCGTGGTGACGTGGTGGTCAGATGCGCCGGATGCTGCTACTTGATAGGCAAAGCCCTCGCTGCGGGTGCGGATATACTGGCCAGACGACACTGTGCCGATCTGCTCAGCAGTGTAGGTCAGGTCCGTGTCTCCAAGCAGCAGTGCCACCGCGCTGAAAGCCCTAGCGCTTAAATCTTCCGCCGAGGCAGTGACCGCCGTGCCGCCGACCTTCCACAAGCCTAGATCAAGGTTTGGCTTGACCGCCGTCGTGCCGTCAAGCAGATCATCGATCTTGTCGGCGTTGTCGTTCAGACTGCCGCCCCATGTGTTCTCGTCACCGCCGACGGTGGGCTTGTTCAATCCGTATGTCGTGGTCGTCGCCATCACTGGTTCCTCGTTCTAAGCCGCAAGCTGCCGCTCGTGCGGGCTGCATCGCTGGCTGCGTTGAGTTGGGAAACGGACGCAGCGTAGAAGCCTGCCCAGATAGTAGCACGTTGATCGTCGCTCAGGTAGGGCGCGGACTGAATCAATGAGCCGTAGAGATACACGTCAGGTGCCTGCGCCAAGAGCCAGTTGCTCGTGTTGCTGTCAGACAACTTTGGGATTGTCTTGTAATAGGTCAGTTCAACGCTGTAGCTGCCATCAGGCGTCGGGTAGAACTCAAACTGGTCCCCGACGTGGGCATAGAGCATCGGCGCTCCCACGCTGTCGTCTGTGTGCCTGCGGTCCATCAGTTCGTTCAGGCTGCCAGTCTCAAGCCTGCGCCTGTCGCTGGTGCTGAGAACCATGCGGATCGTCTCCACCCAGTCTGCCGGGATGGCCTCATACTGGCCGTCAACCGTCAGGGTGGTCTGTTCAATCATGCGCCAGTGACGCACATCACGGGCGATCTGGGCCTCGGCCAGTGCGATGAAGGTAGGCACAACGGCGTTCAGGTCGTCCCGGTTGAGCCAGTTCGATACCGCTGTCTGCAATTCTGCGTAGGTTGTGATTGCCATTTTACCACTTCACTTTGTTGGCCCAGAACGCTGCGGACATCTTGCCCTTGGCGATGTTGTCGGCGTGTCGCGCCTTGAATGACTTGTTCCGCGCAGATCCATCAGGGGAGCCTTTGACGCCCTGCTGCCCGAAGCGGATCGTCTTTACCTTGTCACCCTCTTTCGCCACAACGACGTGGCTCTTGGTCGGATGACTTGGCGTGCGCTTGGGTTTGTTATACCCCGAAACGCCTGCTTTGGATAGGCGCGGATCTTTGGCCATCACTTCGCCTTCTTTGCAGTCTTGGCGCTCTCTCGGAACGCCTTTGCCGTGGGTGCGCCCTTGGAGCCGGGCTTGCGCATCTTCTCGTTGCTGCCCAGCTTGATCCGGCGCTTCTTGGCTGCAATGTTGCTATACAGCCCCTTGGCCATTACTTCTTGCCCTTCATCATGCAGCGACCAGCGGCCTTGCACTTGGACGGGGACGGGCAACCCTTGCAGGGCTTGAATGCGGGCTTGGAGGTGGGCTTTTTCATTTGCGGCGTCCCTTCTTGGATTTGCCTGCCTTGCTGAGAGCAATGGCGATGGCTTGCCTTTGCGGTTTGCCCGACTTCATTTCCGAGCGAATGTTCCCAGAGATGACCTTGGCGGATTTGCCCTTTTTCAGCGGCATCAGTATTGCTCCCCCTGCTGGGCGTCATATGCACCAAGGCCGAGAAGGCCGAGGCCACCGACGCCTGCGCTTAGGTTGCGGAGATGGGCAAACTCTGGGTCAAACAAGGCGAAGCGGGAACGGATATTGGCCGGGTCAAACGTGACCCGCTCACCGGGCTGGCTGTTGACGCCCGGATAACCTTGCGCGGACATAGTGTCAGCCGCCCGCTTGAACCCCTGCACCGTTTCATCCACAGTTGCATTCCACGGGAAAGCCTCATCCGCATCGACAAGGTTTTGCCAATCAATCCGACGCGCATATGTTTGTTCTGAGGGGACCAGAAGCGGGATGATGTTCAGCCCCTCTGACGTTCCCTGCTTCCGCGCGTAGTCCTCAATATCCGTGGGGAAGTCGCCCGTATAAACGCCCCGACCGACCAAGCCAGTCTCGCTCGGCATAAACGCCGGAAAGTCTGCAAGGGTTGCATGATACTGCGGGTCAACTCTGCCCATCTCTCGCGCCCGCGCCATTCTGCTTACCTCGTCCATCGGGAGAGGGGTGTTGGCGAACATATACTGCGGGTCAGCAGCGGCGCGCATTTCCTCTGTTACGTCGCCCGCACGGCCAGCGGCGCGCAGCTCCAAGACCTGACGGGCCATAGCCTCGGCCTCGTTGCGGGGGGCGGGGAGTTCATCAGCCACACGCACGGACCTCAAGATGGACGGGTCCAATATCCGCATTCCAAACTCTGGGTCAGCGTATTTGATTGCATTGATGCCACGATCTTGCAACTCTTTGAGCAATTCAGCCTGCGGCAAATCTCCTTCATCAAGGCCCCTTGATACTTCAAGAAAGTCTTGAAGATCATATAACTCCATTTCGCCAATAGAACTTAGTTTGCTCTTGTCTATGTCAAAGGATGACACAGCATCACCGCCACGCATCCCTGCATACATACCAGCAACTCTTTCGTCAGGTGTTACGCTAAATCCGGGCAACAATCCTTCCGGGTCAACTGTCGCTCGCGGACTTGTAATCAAGTCCTTCCCGCCGTGAAAAACTCGCAGGGGATTGCTATACATCGTCGGGACTGGCCCCGGCTGGTTCATGCGCTCAACGAACCTGCGCCCCACGTCGTCAGCGCCCGCAGAGAAGCCCAGCAAGCCCTCCTGCACGGCTTGGGCCACTGGCATACCCGCACGACCAGCAACGGCCATAGGGGCGGCTATTTCAGCCGTTGAGGACAGCATCTCACCTGCGCTGCCGATCCGCTGCATTGGGGTGCGTCCCGGAGCGACCATTTCCTGACTGGCCTGTGCTGCCCGACCGTATGACGCCGAAGGTGTAGCATCTGCCACGAGGCCGAGAAGCCCACGCATCTCCGGTGGGATGTAATAGCCGATAGCCTCGTTCAGCGCACGGCTACGGGCTTGCCCCGCTTCTGGCGAAACGAACTGCGTGATTTTATCCCAGAGCGTTTCGACCATCAGTAATTCACATATCCGATGCTGCGGAGATAATCCAAGGTGGCCCGCTGCTCTGGCGTCATTGCAAACTGGGGATAGGGCATCCCTGCCGTGCCGCGTCCGCCGTATTGCAGGGGCGGCGTGTAAGGTGCAGGCGGTTGACCACCGAACATTTCAAGAGGCGACTGCTGCACCGGAATTGGTGACGAATTGGGAACCTGCCCGCCGAACATCTCCAGCGGTGACTGCTGGGGAGGGGGCGTCTGGATCATCGGCATGTCGGGCAGTCCTGCCTGCATCGGGCGTGCCTGCGGCCTCACAGCGGCCATGCGGTCCATGTAGCCGTAGGGTCGAGCCAGAGCGTTGGCGATGTCAGAGAGAAGCCCGCCGCCCTCGAATTGCTGCCCAGCGCGGCCAGCGCCGCCACCGTTGATCATGTCCAGCAGCCCGGTATATCTTTGTCCGTCCATAACGCCCTCACATATTCAGGCGCAATATAGCACGGAAAGCGGTGGTCAAACAATCCCGCGAAGGTTTCGTCTGATCGGCGTCCCCCAGTTGTCCTGCGTCACCATAATGCCCTGACGGAATATTGCCACCAAGCCCCATGCGTCAGCCGCGTGCGATGACTGGTCATGTTCCGGGCCGAGGCCAATGCCGCGCCTCTCGTCGCGCTTCTCGTGATACCAGCCGAGGGCGTCACGGCCACCCTGCGTTGTCTCTGCGTTGAAACGACAGTTGGGGAACATCCTGCGGGCTGCGTCGATCCGCTGCAATGCCGCCCCTGCGCCTTGGTTGGGGACAGTCTCCACCGTGAAGCCAGCTTCTTGCATGTAGCCTTCCGGCGTGACCTGATACACCGTGTCGTGCTTTCGACCGTCGTGAGGCAGAACGCAGATCGCATCCTCGTAGTTGTTCTGACGCAGCCAGTAGATGTGTGCATCAAAAGGTTGGCCCACGGCCTCGTAGTAATTCAGCACCCTGACTTCTGTGCCGATGAACTGGACGATCCAGATCGAGGTGGCGTCTGCCTTCCGGGACGATGACCCAATGTCCCAGCAGGCGTAGACCTTGTGCAGATGGTCACGAGCCACGAAGCCAATGCGGTTTTCAAGTTGTGCGTCGGTCAGGTGCTTTGCATAGTATGCGCCATCAAGGACGGTCGCGTATTCACCTTCCCAAATGTGGCCGTATCGCTCTGGGGTAATGTTCAGGCAGTCAAGCCGCTCTTGCTCCAGAACCTTCGGGAACCACGGGTTATGCTTCCAGTTGGCCTGCACGACAACGGAGCCAGTCGGGGCCACATTCCCACGCAACATCATGTCAACAGGATCGGTGGCACGGGCAGGGTTCCAGCCGAACCACAACTCAGAGCCTTCGGCCCGGATCGTCGGGCGCAGAAGCTGCAATGAACGCTCTGACAGAGACTGAGCCTCCTCCACCCATGCCCGGTGGAAGCCCTCCATAGACTTCACGCTGTCTGCGGTGTGGTCCTGCATCCCTGTGAATGTGATGATACCGTCGCCCGGTGTTTCGATGACTTCGCGGAACACCTTGAAGCCCTGAGCCTCGCCTAGCCCGAACTCGGTTATCTTGTCCTCGACCAGACGCTTGGCGCTTTCCTTCAGCGACTTCTGCACCTCACGGATACATGCAGCCCGCAGCCCTGTGCCAAGTTCACCGGGGGCGCGCAACGCATCCTCGACCAGTAGACCCGCAAAGAAGTGACTCTTTCCAGATCCGCGTCCACCATGTGCGCCCTTGTATCGGGCAGGGGCAAGGAGCGGCTGGAAAACCTCTGCGGTGCGGATTTGGAGTTTATTGATTGCCATCAGGCTTCACGATGATCCGCTCAACGACGTGGGGCGTCATGCTGCCGTCGCTGGATGTGTGGTCAAGGTCGTGCTTATCCCGCTGCCCAAGCATCTGTTTGCCAAGCCAAACAAGCATTGTCGGGTTGCCATCCTGCGCGGCCTTCCACTGAGCACGGCGCAACGATGCCTTGCCTTCGTCGCTGTGCTTTTTATAGAAGTCCGCAAAACCGCCATAGCCTTCCTCCTTCAGCCTGCGGTCCAGCGTATCAACTGAGCACTCAAACACCCCCGCGCATTCCTCTGCCGTGCATTGAATGCGGACCATGTTTCGCAACTGGTCAATGTCGATCTCGACGCGAGGCCGACCGCCTTCTGGATCGCCTTTGCCCATTAAGCTGCCTCCCGATCTGCTTTGAGTTCGTCGTAGGTTTGGCCTGTTGCCTCAAGGGTTGCTTGTTGTCCTGTAAAATCCTGCCACCGCTTGATGATGACGTCGCAGTATTTGGGATCTAGTTCCATCATACGGCAGTCGCGGGCAGTCTTTTCGCAGGCGATCAGGGTTGAGCCAGAGCCGCCGAATAGGTCAAGGACCGAGGCCGAAACGTGTGTCGTTTTATCCAACGCTTCAACAGCCAATGCCACAGGCTTCTGTGTCGGATGAACATAGGTTGACGCGCCGTCCTTATTGACGGTCCAAACGCTGCCGATCCTTTTGCCGCAGAGTTCAGCGCCACGATGCCAAACCAGCGCGATTTCATAATCGCTGTAGAATGTCTTTTTCAAATCCCCAATACCGCCACCCGGCTTATGCCATACGACAATGTTCGTCGGATACCCAAGCCCGGCGAATTGTTCGATCCATTTGGTTTGGACCTTCCAGCTTGTCCAGACGAACACCCACCCCGATGAACACGCCTCAATGATCGGCGCAACATCCAGAAATGTGTCGTCATTCTTCAAT